TTTTCTGCATCATCTGTTGAAACAAACTGAATAATACTATCTCCATATTTCCATATTCTATCAGTTGCATTGTAATCATCCTCTATCCATATACCTAATGATTTAAGTATATCAGTAAAATCTTTGATTACAGTTCTTTTCAGCGATGGTATTGTCTTTCTTACAACAGTTATCGTTTCAGTACCTTCTATTGCTTTAACGATTAAATATTGTAGGATTGCATAAGTTTTGCCAGAACGTGTACCGCCAATGTGTTGTGTAACTCTATTCTTTGCATCTAATAAATGCTCAAATGTAATTGTAGTATTAATCTCTAAATTCATTACTACCTGTTCTGTTTATGTTTACTGCAATCTGATGTATCTTTTGTTCTATCTCTGCTCTCATCTCCGTTCTGCTCAGTTTAGGTAAATTAAATTCTAATAACTTAATACTCAAATCAACTGCAGCTTTCGGGTCCTCTTTCATCAACTTATCCATTATTGTTGGCAAATCATCTAACACTCTATTTGTTGCACGAGCAATAGATAACTTCATTTGCTCTGTGCTTCTATTAACTGCACCTACCGGTCTTCCCTTTGCTAACTTATGTCCTTTAACGAATGGCATATTAAATCTGTATTATTTAAATATAAAACACCCTTGCTTCGGTTTTGTAGTTAAAGCTATGTAAGTATCTCCCATGCTAATACAATCGCAATGGTGAGGAGATAAATGATAATTAAAGGGTATATTGGGTCTTTATCTTTATTTGTTTTCATTTATCCATTGTATAAATTGTTCAACTGAGATTACATTTAGCATTTTATATTTGTTTAAGTTATAATATGCATATGTTTTATAATTTTCATCTATTGGTTGATAGGGTATATTGCTTCCTGTTCTTATTATACCACATCCATAATCTGTATCTACTACTTTAATGTCCAAATCAATTCTTTCAACTCTTAGTTCTGCGATTGCTTTCCATACATCTCCTGTCCATTCTCCATCATGCATATCTCTAACTTGCATTAATTCTGTCGAAGGTAAACAATCATGGCAAACTATTGTTCCATTATGGTTTAAATGCCTTAATGAATTATCGATATCTTTTAAAACTTGGTCATCATGATGCAATCCATCAATAAAGATAATATCATACTTTGTATTTTCCGAAATGCTATCAAAGTATTCATCTGATGTTCCAACAAATGTTACTTCACCTCGTGGGAATGGGTCTATTGAAACTTTATGTTCTGCAATTATTTTATTAAAGTTAGATGTAGGGTCCTGTGTTCCAACCTCTAAATAACTTTTATATCCGTACTTTTGTATTAATGCGTTTATTATATCTGTTCTTTTCATTTTATTAATCGTTTTTATTTTCTGATATTAGTTCATACCCAAATGCTTTAACTGCTTGTCCTTCACCATCTAATATCCATAACATACCATAATCTTTATCTCCCTGATGTATCATTGTTTTATCTTTTATATAACTCCAGTCGAATTTAAATGTTACATATCCAATCTCAATCTTTGCATTATCATTGTCAAACTTATTCATGCATTTGTCTTGTATCAGGGTGCTTTTGTCTCATATCGGATGTACTCTTTGGTTTTCTACCTTTCTTACCACTACCTGCTTCTATTGTTTTAACCGGAAATCTTAAATCAATACACCATAAGTAAATGCCTGTTTCTACCATCTCTTTTAGAACTTCATCATAAAACTTTGTCTTATCTTCTCTTGTTATACACTTATTCAATCCTCTTCTTAATCTTGTGTATCTTTTCTTTTGCTCATTCTTATCTAAAGGATAATTCTTTTTATATTCTTCCGGCTTCATTCTGGCTTCTTCACGTCTATGTTTTTTAGTACATTGGATACATAATTGATATTTCTTTACTGCATAGTGTTTGTATTCTTCACCACAACCGTTACATTGTTTTAATTCAAAGCTTTTTACTGGTTTCATCAAATGGATTTTCTATAACTTCTTTTAAATACCTTCTTATTTTCTTTACTGCTAAAAAGGTTGTTGATTTACTTATTTTTATTTTTCTTGCTACTTCATCTAATGTGTCATCTGACATCCAATATAATTCAAATATCTTTGCTGATGGCCACATTCTAGTTGTCGAAAGTTTCTTTAGTTCATTGATTACATCTTCATGTGCTTTCTGTATCTGTAAATCTTTTTCTTCATCATATGGTATATCTTCTTCATTACTCCATACTTCATCTACTAAGGTTGTCCGATTTAACTTTTTAGTTTTGTTGATAAATCTGCTATGTAGAAACTTAGATGCGTAGAATAGATTGTATGAATTATTACCCCAAAATAGTTTAGGATTACACTTCTCATGCAAATAGATGTAAAGTTCTTGAACTAAATCTTCACTCTCTTCCCTATTACGGGTAATCTTATTTGCAGAGTTTAACAACCATTTATGTGACTCTGCATGTAAGTTTATCAATCTTCTTTCACATTCACAACTACCTGTAATCATTACACTCTTTCTTTTACCCATTTATGAATATAATCAACTGCTCTTCTCCAATGTCCTGCAGATGAACCACAATTGCAAGGCTGCGTTTCATTTTCTCCTCTTAACTTATTAAATGTTGCCCATATCCAATTTGTTTTATTATCAGGCAGATATGCTCCTAAGTTTAAAATAAATTCTGATATTTCTTTAAACTCTTCTTCTGTTAGTGGATGATATTTATTCTCCATCTTTATTTAAGGTTTTAAGCTTTGGTAATTTCAATTCTGATTTAGTTGGTTCAGGCATCTTACCACCTGGATAAATAGGATTGTCCAAATTTAAGAATGGTTTGATTTGGTCAATGTAAGGATGTGTTCCTGCAAAGGTAAATCCCATACAACTTAAAATTAATACCAAATCATTCACCGATGTTAACTTACTAAAATCAATTAAGTAAGCTGCGTTTGCGTCAAATTGTTTTTCTGTTCCTGCTAATGTAAACTGTGTTTCTTCCATTTTGTTTTATTTTGTTATTAAATCTTTTCTAATATATAATGTATCAATTTCGTGATGAGGTGCATTTTCACCTGCTCTATTTGTAATAGCATACTGCTTTTCATCTAATAAACCTACTAATTCAAATCCAATAGATTGCATATATTCTTTTACTTCATCATGCAATGGTGCACCAAAGTTATAACGATAGATATTTTCCTCAATGATAACTGCTTTTACTTTTTTAAATAATTCCTTACCACCTTTAATAATATCTAATTCACTTCCCTGTGTGTCTAACTTAACTAAATCAAATTCGTAAGTATCATCATAAATGTTATCTAATGTGTTTGTTATTCTTACTTCAGATGGTGTATTAAGATAATGATGCGTATCTTCTAAATAATATGAATTACCAGGACCTGTTGACTCTGCACCTAAACCATTTAAATGAAATGTTACCTCTTTAATTTCATCTGAAAGGACTTCTATGTAAAATGGTATATTATATTCTTTACTTACCTTTTCCAAATCAGGTCTATGCAATTCACATGCTTCAATCATTTGTACTTTCTCTAATGATGGTAGTTTTTCTAATATAAAAGGAATTGCATGTCCTTTACATACACCAATATCCAAATAAGATTTAGGTGTGAAATAATTTAATACTTCTGGGTAATTGTGAAATACTTTATCCATTTAAAATAATTTTATTTGTTCTTTACATCCACATAATTCGTTTAACCATATTCTTCTTTCCTCACAACCGCAACTTGCATACCCAAATTTCGACGCAATCCATCCTGCAAGGTCTTTTCCCCAACCAAGGGTAATTACGTTAATTATGCCCTCTACAATGTTTCCTAATTTGATTATACACATATTATCTATATTTTATTGCTTGCCTAATAAGGGCTTGCACAAAAGCCTTCATAGTAAATCCATGTCTTTGTGTGTATTGTTTCAATGCTGTGTGTAGGTCTTTATCTAACTGAAGCATTCCAAATTCTTTTTTAGGTTTATTTGCTTTCATTATTTTTTAATATTTAGTGATTTTCCTTTCTCTTTGAATGCTTGAATAAAACTACTTTCTATTTGTTTCAATCCTTGTCTATCAATACTTTCGTCTTCGAAAAGAACTTTAACTTTGTGATTTTCTATACCCCACTTATCAAAACTTTCAAATAAAAGTGGATGAAATGATTTTTTGATTTTACCATTTAAAAATCTTCTGTATTTAACTCTATGTTCAATCATTCTAACAGCTAAATAAGTCTTAGTCATTCCAACATAAACAGCATCATCAGGCGAAATAAGTGCATACACTATACCTGACTTATCTGCCTTTCTGTATCTGCCAACTATTTCAACTGTTCTTTTACGATTGTTTTGTTGCCACTTTGCGTGATGTTCAGGATTGATTTCTGTTCTAAATTTGTGATTATCAATTCGATTGCAGATTTTGCATCGGTCTTGATATCCGTCACGTCTTGCTTTACATTTTGAGAATTGTGAGTAATCTTTAACCTCACCACATTTTTTACATTCTTTCATATTGTGCCTTTTATAATTGTAATATAAGAAAAATATTTTGATTTAACAAATATTTCTTTAGAATAAATATCGTGAACGGGAATAAAACGCAAAAAAAAGCCAGGGAGATGGCACCAACCCTGGCAATATATTAGTAAGTAAGGCACTGCTTATAAGATTAAAATAATTAAAGTAGCAGCATTGTTTAAGCCTTACTTAGAAATAACATACTAATTAAAAAAAGTATTAAAAAGATTTAGTGAACTTTTTCTGATTATGTTTCTTTGTAAATACTTTCATTGCTTTCCATTGTTGGAATGTAATGTTTCTAGTTTTCAAAACAATATCCAATACTGATTGCATAAATTCATCTTTACTTTCATGAGCTGCAGTTGCTGCTTCTTTACATAACATAATTAAATCTTCTCTCTTTTGTTTGTTGTATTCTTCAAACAATTTTTCCTGATATTGTTCAGGTGATAACATTTTGTATTCCATAACTGATTATTTTACATCATTAAAAAAGTTTTCAATTTCTTCCTTACTTGGCTTAACTGCACTTGCATTCCCATTTACGATTTTCATTTTAGCATTCCCAGTCGCAACTGCATTTACATCTTCATTTTCATTTTCCAGATGGGAGTTCATATGGGGTTTCTTATGTTTACCCATTAGGTTTCTTTTTCTGCTTTCTGAATAATTTTTTCTCTTAATTGCTTCTTCATACATTCTTTGGTTGTAATAAAATCCATCAGGTTGTTTTGGAAACTTTTCTGCAATTTCATAATCTTCATCAGTTAAAATGCTTTGTAAATCTTTCAGAGTTAATTTACTTTTCTGATGTTGTAAGCATAATAGAGTTATATACTTACCTCTTTGTTCATAACTCATTGTAATTGTTCCTACTAGGAAATCTTGTGTGTACAATAACACAGCCGGGTCTTTTGCCATAATTTAAGTTTTTAATTTTTTACTAATACTCTAATATACGAAACATTTTTCATATTACCAAATATATGTTGTTCCATATGGTAATAAGTATGTAAAAGATATAAAAACAAAAATACCTGGAAAACGTGGTTTTTTACCCCTAAAACCTAACTCATTGATAATCAACCAGTTGCATAACTCGTTGAAAACCAGTATTTTATAGCTTTTTTCATAACTTATTGATTTTCAGTTAGTTGCATAATTGATTGATTTTGAAGGTTTTATAACTGGTTGATAATCAACATATTATAAAATACTTTAATAAATGTTTGGTAAAACCGAATATTTTTCGTATATTGTGTATACAATACCCAATTAAGGGAAAATATTAAAACTTAAAACTTAAAAAAAATGGTTAAAATTAGTAAAAGACAACAAAGATTAGAAAAGAAAGGTATTCAATCTCAATTTAAAACTGCTTACACATTTACAACAAAAAGTGGATATGGTAGAACACATAATGCAACCTTTACTTTAAAATCAGATATGGATAGTAGATTTACTTTAGAAGAAAATAGATTATTAAGTAATTTATCAATTCCTAACTCAACTGAAGAATGGAAAGGTATTTCAATAAAAAATGAAGAAATTGCTTTATTAGATTATTTTTATGGTGCAAATGCAATGAAATTATATGATAATGCAAAGTTAGCAATTGGTATGTTATACAAATGTAATCCTAAAATAGTAGATAAAATATTTCAATAATATGATACATCCTTTAGAGTTGGCACTAATCTTATTGGTAAGTGTAATTTTATTTAGAAAAGAAATTAAACAATTATTAAAAAAATAAATTATGACAAAAAGAAAAGTAATAGAGCCATTAGAAATGGTAAGAAACATTGTAAATGAATTTGATACTGAAATAAAATCGTTAGAATCAACTATTAAATACATTCAAAAAGAAGAAGATAGTGAAACAAAAGAAACACTATTAATGGAATATAAATCGTGGTTACAAACAATAATAAGATTAAAAGAATTTGTAATCTATAAAGCATAAAATTTAAAATTTAAAACAAAATTAAAATGAAAGAAAAAATGTTAAAAACAGCATTAAAATGCTTATCTGAAAAAGAACAAGATTGGATTAAATATGGTAAATCAAAGTATGATTTTTTGAAAGATAAAATTGCAGAAGCATTATTAAATAATCCATTTGATGACCATTATTTATTCTATTCTGAACCAGGATTTTCAAAAACATATACTACAAATTATACATGTAGAGAAAATGGTATAGAACCATTACAAATGAATGGTAATTTAGGTTTGTTTGCATTTGCAGCTGACCTTGCGTATGCATTAGATAATATTGGTGATGGTGAAGAAAAAATTAAAGTTGTATTTGATGATTGTGATAGTTTATTTGAAAAAGATAATATTAACGTTTTAGCAGGTATGTTTGATAAAGAACGAAATGTATTAGGTTGGAATAAAGCATTAACAGGTGCAGTTTTATCATCCTTAGATGAAGAACAAGTAGAGTCTTTAATGAAATTTAAAAGACCAGGAAGAAGTGGTTTTGAAATTCCTACCGATAGATTTACATTTATTACTCTTACAAATAAACCATTAGCATCATCAATTGATATAGAAAATGCAAGTGATGCTAAAAAGCAAACTAAAAAAGATGAAAATAAAATTCGTAGAAGAGTTGAATATGAAGATTTAACAATGGAAAAAGAGACTGCATGGGGATATTGTGCGCATGTTTTACTTACTCAACCACTAATTGAAAAGTATATTCCAAATGCAACTATTGAACAAAAATTAGAAATGTTGAATTGGACATCTCCGCATAATAAATGGAATAGAATAAACGATAGAAATTTATCTTTATTTGAAAAGATGGCTAAGGATATGATTAAATATCCTAATGGAAAGTATTTAGATAAATGGATGAGTTCTTATGTTAAAATTTAATTTATGGCAAAATCAATAAGTGAAATAAACGATAGGTTAAAAGAATTAAATAACAAGTATAAAAAATCAGGATTAACTGATGGTAAGATATCACACAAAGCTGCGATGGCATCTTTAAGGGGTGATGATAGATTAAAAATGTCCGATGAAGCAAAAAAGGAAATATCTAAAAGATTAAAAGGTAAACCAAAAACAAAATCTCATATTAATAAACTTAAAAAAACAAAGTTAAAATATAAGATTTCAAAAGAACAAATATTAGAAGCACAAATAGGAACTACTACTGCAAAAGAAGTTGCAGATAAATTAGGAATTGATTTTCACACATATAAGGCAATTGCAACTTATCATAAAGTTTATAAGAAACAATCGTTAAGTGAAAGAAATAAAGATATATCATCTAAACCTGTATTGTGTTGGGAATATGATACCGAAAAATATGTTGGTGAATATTATTCAGTTGCAGAAGCTGCAAGACAATTAGATGTCGCAGGTACTAATATTATTAGTGTTTGTAAAGGAAAGTATAAACAATGTAAAGGTTATTACTTTGAATACAAAAAATAAAATTTTGTTTGATTTGATAGCTAAAAAGAAAACCACCTGGATTCGATTCTGGGTGGTTTCTTTATTTATTGAATATTCTCCTTACTCTTTAATTAAACTCTCTGTATTTAGGTTATAATAGGTAAGAACCTAATTTATCGACCTTGTCCT